ACAATTGGGAAGCTGCTAAACAATCACCCGCTTTTTCCAAAATCTCGGAATTGATTTCCATTGTTGCTACTATGGGATTTATTGATGGTAAACATTTGAATGTTTCAGTCAAAGGCCTAGAATTATTCAGACTAGGCACAGTAAGGAAGCACGCTGACGTGACAGATTTAATATCTGCTGTCTTGAGTTCACTTGAATATTTTATTTCAGGTGGTTATGAATTTTTCCTAACTGGTAGTCCACGCCGATTCTTATTTGACGATGAAGACGCAAAGGAATTCGATGATTTGTATGAAATGCTTTTAGAAGCAACTCCTCATGCCAAGTCATTGAACTTACCTATTATGCGTGTTGAATTTAAAGGAGAAAAGGTACTTATGGACGACGTTAAGTACTTGGAACATTTAGAGTCTGCCATTGCTCTATGTAAGAAATGCAAGAAGTTGAGCAAGAATTCTTGGCAAACTTCATTCTTTCAAACACGATTGGATCGTATGATAGGATGGAGAGCTGATTATAATGCTCGACGTTCAAATGGTAAATTCAGAAAGGCTCCATTGTCAATCTGGATCTATGGTACATCTGGTGTAGGCAAAACAGTTCTATCTCAGCTACTTATTAAGTCGATGCTCTCATATATGGGAGTGCCTGATAATGAGTTGGATAGAATTGCTAGCATCAATGAGCAAGACAAATATGATTCAACGATCACTGGAGGTGTTCATGCTTATCTAACTGATGATGTGATGAATACTAAAGCAGAATATTTAGAAACTGCTCCCACACAAAAGATCATTGATCATAATAACAATGCTCCACTGTTTGCTAACAAGGCAGAGATTGAAGGTAAAGGAGTTACTCCTCATAATCCTAAAGTCACATGCTATACTAGCAACTGTAAGATTGAGAATGTTGCTAGGCAATACTCCAATTGTACTGAATCTGTTTGTAGGCGGATGATTATTAATGTAGATGTTCGTGTCAAACCCCAATTTTGTATGCCGGGTGAGACTCGAATGGATAGTGATTTAGTCAGACGCACTTTCGGAGACGATCCTATGCCTGATATTTGGGAAATTAAAATTTCCGAATGTTCCAAACAAGGGCAAAATGGCATGATAGAGCTAGGAGCTGATCTTAGGCCTAATGTTCATCAAGGTCACTTGTTTAACATTTACGAGGTAATGGAATATTGTTATCTGAAGGCAGATAGACACATGGCTAATCAAGACCATCTGCAGGATATGCAGAGTAACTTGGTTGAAAAGATGAAATTGTGTCCTGATTGTCGTCGTGTTGGGAAAATGTGCAAATGTGATCCTAATAATGTAACACCTCAATCCGAACCTCGAGGAATATTAAGAACTACTCCTTCGGAAACTTCCCTCGATATTATACATCGAATAAACCACATACCTCGGCTAGAATCCGATACTCCTGTCATTGAGCACGTTGCTCAAGATCCAGTTGAGAATGTCGTAGATTATGCCAATGAAAATGAGATGTATGAGGCGGCCTTTGAAGAATATTGTCTCAATGGTCATGTAACTGCAGGATATACTGAAGAAGATTTTAATCCTGGTTACATAGATCAAGCTACTTTTCTGCCGCCCCCTCAAGAATGGTTTGGAGGAAGTGAAGAAGAAGATCTGGAAACGCCTCTTGAATTGCAAGCTGTTTCTGTTCCCTTATGGAGCATACTACCTGGTATGGATAGGGAACATGTTGTACATACTTTTCAGGCTTCTTTTCAAGATTTAGTTGCATGGATGGAATTTATGCCTAGTATGGTATTGAATTTGGGTGATGTTTTAATTGCTCGTTTCTTTACTAATTCATTTGTTAGGCGTTTGTATTGGGCTTTATGGGCTCCCTTCTTTTGGGATAATGTTAAAAGGATTTTCCTTTTTGCCACTTTGAGTGATCTGATTTTGACTTTTGCTATTTATATATGCTTACCGTACTGGCTTTTTATAGTTTT